TGTTTTTCTGTTTTTGCAGTGCTTTGTCATTTCATCGGCTATCTGATACAAATACGGATCCAGTGCCGTACTTATATCGCTTGATTTAAAATCACCTGCTTGCATACCTACGCCTGTCAAATCAAGTTTTAACGGAATTGTAAGAGCCTTTATCGGACTTAAATATCCCTCTTTGATAGCCTTTGGAAGTGTATACTCATATGCAAGACTTTCAAAAACCTGTCCGAGATTTTTCATATCGCCCCTGTCGGGTGTTGCCGTAACGCCTAATACCTTTGCATCACAAAAATGGTCTAATACACGTCTGTAGCTGTCGGATATGCAATGATGTGCCTCATCTATTATAATGGTATCAAAGTAATCACTTTTGAATTGATTTAATCTTTTTTCACGCATTAGTGTTTGTACCGAACCTACAACTACTCTGTACCAACTTCCTATACAGCTTTCCTCTGCCTTTTCCGTTGCACAACCTAAGCCGGTTGTTTTCATAATCTTGTCAGACGCTTGTTCCAATAGTTCCCCACGATGTGCAAGTATTAAAACACGCTGACCTTTTCGCACACATTCTTCCGTTATTTTTGCAAAAACTATTGTTTTACCGCACCCTGTCGGAAGAACGAGCAATGTTTTATTACAGCCGTTCTCCCACTCGCGGAAAACGGCTGATTTAGCTTCATTTTGATATGGTCTTAATTCCATTTATGACACCGCCTTAAAAACTTCCCGGAGTAAATGACGACGCAGGTGATTGCGTTGGTTCGGCTTGTGTTCCTGTCGGCTCATAGAATTTTTTGATTTCATTGGATTTTAAGACTTCACCTGTCTTAGTGCTTGTATATTCATGTATACCGATTTTACATCTGCCTGTTGCTCCGACAACCGCACTCCAATTCATACGGCACTTTTCGCCATGCTTTCTCTGTCCTATTGCGGTAAAAAATGCACAAAGCATTCCCTCTGTTTTGGTATGTAAAAACAGGTTGTGTTTAATCGTACCTTGATTACCTTTGCCGTCTGCAACGTTTAATGTTATAATCGCTTTATTGCACGGCGGAAGTTTAGCACTTCCTTGATGTCTGCCACGCTCAAAGCCTGTTACCGTAAAATTATAATCACCGTCGGGCAATATTTGAAACTCATTGTCGTTTTCTATTTCATCATCCCAACCAAATTCTCTTTCTTCTGCCATTATTCGTTACCTCCTTGAAATACATTCTCATTTCTCATTTTCTTTATAATCTCAAATACTTGATTCCATGCTCCTACCAATACACCGTTGATAAAATCAGCGTCGTAATTTTCTATCGGTGTATCTTCGGGATAATATCCTTTATACGCAACTGCCTGTCTGATTTCTGCGTCTGTTACCTTATTAATCTGCATTAAATCCGACAATGCTTTCGGTATATTTCCGTTCGGCATATCAAACGATTGTGCCGGTGTATCAAATTCTTTTCTTTCGTCTGATACGTTGTTGTCAATCGGCGGTGCAGGCGGTGCAACTGTCGTTTTTTGTGGTGGTGTGACTACCTGTGAAACAGTCGGCTCTATATGTGGTGTGACTGTCGGTGTAACCGCTTGTGTCGGTGCATTATCTTTAAAACAATGTGCAATTCGTTCATATTCAAACGGCATTTCGTCCGGAAGATTATGACGGTTCTTTGCGTCCCAACAAGGGTGATGCGTGGTGTACATTGTTCTTGTACCGCCCTGTGCCTTATGTTTTGTTCCTTTGTCATCTGTCGCAACCGAAAATGTTTTATAGTTGACAAATAAAATCATATCCGCCCACTCTTTCAAAATAGGTGAAATCTGCGAACTTGTTTTTTTTGCCGAGTTTCAACTCCCAACGGTCATATGCTCCCATTTCGTCCGGCTGTTCAAATTTGCGCAACTGTGCATGAGCCGTCAAAACTACATTGATACCCAATTCAATCAATTCATCAAGTGAATTTAAAAATCTGCCTATTTCCTCTGATTCGTACACATATCCCGAACCGTATCCGAAATCTTCAATACTTTTTTTGTTATTATCTGCGCATATCTTTGCAATGCAAAGTCTTTCCGCCCAATCAAATGTATCTATAATGTATGTTTTGCATACAGTCGGATTTGCTTTGACATATGCTACTTCCTCTTTTAGCAACGTCCAAGAAGTAGGCTTAGGCAAACGTCTTACGTCCATATGCTTTGTACTGCCCTCTGTATCTGAAAACAGAGGATTTGGGAACTTTGACGCAAACGTTGATTTGCCTATTCCCTCCGGACCGTATATGATTACTTTTTGTGCCGATTCGATTTTTCCGCTTGTAATATCCATTAAAACTCTCCCTCTTTCCACGTCTTTGTCACAGTAGGTGTTGATGTACTTGATTCACTTGAATATCCGTCCTCAATGATGATACTGCATTCTTCACCTGTACTTACTCTTGTGGCTATTGCCTGCAATCCCTCTTTTTCAAGCCATTCGCCGAACTCTTTTAATGTGTCGGTATCCATTTGCTCCAACTTGTCAAGAAGTACAAAACCGCAATCGGGATTGAGCTTTCTGACAATAGCCGTTGATACTTTCATCTGCTCCGCACCGCTCATATTATCCCACTTGAAACCTTTGTATGTAAGTTCGCCGTCCTCAACCGACAGTCCCTCAAGCGGCAGATTTGCATTCTTCAATAAATCCGTCTTTTCCTTACGAACATTGCTTATTGATGTGGTAAGCTCGTCATACTTGTCCTTGTATTCTTTCGCTTCTTCTTCGGCTTTGTCCTTATCCATATTTGCACGAACTTTAATATTTATCTGCTCAATGTTCTTGATGTTCTGTTCAAGTTCTTCGGTTGATTCGTCGTGCAAATCAAGTGCCGATTTTTGTGCAATTTCAAGATCCGAAAGTACAACATCAAGTTGTGATTGAAGATTTGTAATCTGTGCTTTTAAATCTTCGGAACGCTTTAAAAGTGATTGTGCCTTTTCACGTTTACGTTGGTTTTCACCGTTTTTTGCAAGTATTTCCTGTTGCTTTAGGATAAGTTCCGAGATTGAAATAAGTTCTTTCGGTGCTTCGGGATAATCGACTATTTCTTCCGCAAACTTCTTCTTTTGGTCTGCTATTCTTCCGATTGCGGTACGTTCGTTGTAAAGTTGTTTTTCTCTGTTTTCAATTTCATATAACTGCTCTCCGACACCGATTACTTGAAGTAGTATCTCTGCTTTTTCCTTTGATGTGCCTTGCATAAATTTCGGCAAGTCCAGTGCAAATTGTTCAATAAACTCATTCAAAAGCTGTTGACCGCCTTTGTTACCGTTCGGATCTATTACTTTCAATGCACTGTTCTTGCCTTTACGTTCTACAATTAAACCGTTTGACAATTCAATATGAAGAATAGGCGGAATGACCGAGCCGTCACGCTGTGGTTGTGACGGGCGGTATTTGTCACCGCCCAACGCCCACGCTATACTGTCTATGACAGAAGTTTTACCCTGTCCGTTCTTTCCTCCGATAACCGTTAAACCATTCTGTGCCGGCTCAAGTTTTACCGCCTTTATTCGTTTGACATTTTCAAGCTGTAATTCATTTATCTTTATCATTGATTTTCGTTCCTTTCTGTGGTATAATGTTGACATAGATTAATAATCTATGTGTTTTTGTTATTTGACCGTTATAGAGTTCCAGCTCTGACGGTCATTTTTTTCTACAATATTAATTAGTGGCTCGCCACCGTTACGATTATAACGTACTTCAAAATCAGCACTGCCATTAATCAATATTTTGGTTCTGTCGGGAAATGCGTTTAATATTGAAACAAGCTCGTCATTTCTGTAGCTTTCTACTTCATCATTCATCTTTTTTCACCTTCAACTTCTTCTTGATGTCATTTAACTTCTTGAAATTCATTCTGTATTCTTTATCGACTGGTTCATCGATAAATACCACGAAACTCATAATTTTTCTTGACGTCCCGCTCTCGCGTACACTTACACCTACCTGCGGATACATACTATTACCTATCAACGTATACAGAACAATCGGTGCGTTATCCTTGTTTACTGCCAATAAATTAATCTGCAAACACAAATCGTGCAGTTCTGTTATTTGCTTTGCCGTCATTGTTTCTTTCCTCCGATAATCTTCGCAACACTCATTTCAAGCGGGTGTTTTGACTTGATACGATTTGTTATCCCGTATCCTTTTGCTATGTATGCCTTAACCGACTTGTTGTCATCGGCGTTTAAAACCACTACATCATCTCTGCCCGTCATTACTACATATTTGTTCATTTGAAAATATTCCTTTCACCGTTATTTTCTGTTTTGCGTGTCCTCTGCACTCCTTGGCGAATGCGTTAATCATCGGAAATACTTCTCTGTGAAAATATTCTTCCGTTTTCTCATTCTCTGTTTTTGGTCTTTTTCTTAACATTCTTCCTGTCCCTTTCTGCCAATTTCCAACTTATGATTAGTCCGATACCGAAACTAATCAGCGCAATTCCTATTGTGTTCATTTGTTTACCTCTCTTTCACTTGACCTCACAGGCACACAGGAGCCGTCCGCAAAACAGATTTCATTAAAATTCAAACTTTTTAGGGAAAAGAAAAATTGACTTTTTTGCGGTATAATACTGCGGACAGCCCTTGTCTGCCTGCAAGGTATTTGATTATACTTTACGCATACTTATAGCTGTTGGCGTGTTCTGTTTCACGCCACTTTTCAAATGCTTTCACATCAACGTACCATTTCTGACCCAACTTGTATGCCGGAAAATTCTTGGTGTGTACCCAACGTTGTACAGTATGCTCCGGTATTCCGAACATCGTGCGGAATGTTTTCAAATCTACTTGCTTTACTTCTACCATTACTTTTGCCATTGTTTTTCACCTACTTTCTATCTCTCATTGTAAAATTCTTGATATTATGCTATAATCACCACAGAATGGAGGTGATTATATATGGAAGCATTGAAGAATTATATTCTTGATTTTTACAAAACTCACGACAAATACATTTCTATATGTTTTTATGATGTAATGGACGACCTTAAAATTCCTAAAGATGAGTTAGATGTTATGCTCCGAAATCTAATTCAAGACGGTTTTATTTATTCAGTCCAAGACGCAGATGATGTAGCATACGAGTTCTGTTTAAAACAGTAATACTTTGTGGGGGTTATACCGTTTTATGCGGATATAACTCCCAATCATTTGAAAGTATATCTTCTGCTTTAGGATTCCAACGTGGTACGGCTTTGGTGTTATTACCTACAGCAAACCCAATCGGAACAACAATATAACATTCTCTTGTATTTGTAGGTAATAAATAATTCTGCGTAATATCATTCTTATTCTTTATTCCTACGCCCTCTTTTAATGCCTTGCGTGTTGCTTCTATTATGTTCATTCCCTCACTTCCTTTCATTTATGCTGATTTTTGTTCATCTGTTGCCATTAA